ATGGAGGTAACGTCGCAAATTTATTACCTCCATTTTTGGTGTGTAAAAACGTTGATTTTAGGTGGTGGGGTTACTGCTGGGGTTACAAAGTGGGGTTACATTTGTCGAAAAGTGGGGTTACAAAACTCTTACCAACACCCCCCCAGTAAAATGGTTGCCAAAGAACAAAAAAAGGAGTAAAGTGTAAGAAACTGACACTTTACAAGCAAGTTTGAACGTGTATTTTTATTCCTAACACCTTATATATAAGGGGTTTTTGCCATAAATAAGGGGTGTTTCGGGGGGAGGGATACCCTAATGCGGTCAATCGTTAGGCAACATAGATGACATCGGAATATACTGATATGCTCCTTCGTCTTTTGCTTTTATGCCAATACATTTTGTTACCAACTTGTCAAAAAAGATATAAGCAGTATCTGTTATAAGTTGACCTTGATCCTTTCTTTTAATGATAACGGATTTCATAACCATAGTTGTGTCAAACTTAAAATGAGAGCGTGCTACTATTAAGGAATCCTCAAGGTGTCGCATTAAAGAAATCTTTTCATTAACTTCTTGTAGTTCTGTCTTTGTGTTTGCAACACCAGCCCATGTTTTTAAGAATTTCAGTTTCTCACTTATTTCCTCCCTAAGCTGGTTGATTGATTGTTGCATTTTAACACCTTTTGATGTCTCATCAAAGGTTAGCCTTGCAGGTGTGAGAGAATCAATTTTTATTATTTCAACTTCTTCACCAGTTTCTTGCATAGCCTTGAAGCTTTTTTCCACAAGTTTATTAGCAATTTCATTTTTGGTCTTTTGGCAAGAAGATAATCCAATAATGAGAAAGAAAATAAAAACATATTTTTTCATAATCAGAAGAATTTGCTGATACTACCAATAACTTCAAACACATTTACGATACGGTTTACTTCAAACTCTTGCTCGTCGAAATTAGGATTTATTGGTACATATCGAAGAAATTTTTTAGAAGATCCACGGCGAATGATCTTAATTGTACGGATTGTGTCAAGCACTACTGCATACATCTCACCATATTGAATATCGTCAATTGTGCATGGACGTAGAGCTATTATATCTCCATGGCTAATTTGTGGTTCCATAGAATGTCCTGTAACATTACACCAAAGATGTGCTCTATCAAAGCCTGGTACAATGATGTTGTGTTTAGGTGATGATACTTGCGAATTGTATATTTCGCTGAACCCTCCAAGAAAATCGACATCATAATAAGGCTGTCCTACTTCTGAGTTATAACTGACTATAGGGGAAGATAACTTGTCTGTATTCTCTCCTTTTAGCATATTACCTTTACCTGTGAGGAGCCATTCTGGGTTTACATCTGGAGCATAAGCAAGAAATCTTGAAATATTATCTTCGCTAATTCCATTGTTTTGTCCCAAAATGCCCCTGGTTGTACCTGATTCTTTATAATAAACATAATCAGAAACTCCTTTTTTAGCCAAATAAAGCGAGATATTTTGCTTTATAAGCGATTTTTCTTGTTTATTTTCTTGCATAATCGAGAAATCTTGTTTATCTTTGCAACGTGTTCCATTGAGAACCGCCCCCAAAGATACGAAAAAGGGTCGAGAATAACGAGAATTATCGAGTAAAGATTATAAAAGCGAAAAAAGTTATACACAAAGGCGGCTACGTCCGAATGGTAGCGGACACGAATTAAAAGCGTCGGAGCAATGGGGTTCGATTCCTCACCGCCTACGAATGATTAATAATTAAAAAAGTGAGATAATGGAAAAGACAAATGAAACAAGCAAGATGGTTAAGCGGTATATCCACATAAAGAAGGAAGACCGTGATTTTCTTATGGAAGCTTTCGGTATTACCAGAAGGTGTGTTTTTAATGCAATCAATTTTGATTCAAAGCGTGGAAACACCGAACTTGCTGAACGTATCCGTAAAGTCGCAATAGATCGTGGTGGTATTATTATGGTTGAAGCACCAGAGGGTGAGGTCTTCCACGATTCTGATAACTATATACGTGAGTATCTTCCTGGTGGTGTTATGATTGAATTATCAAAGAGCGATGGTAGTGGCGTTGTTTTTAAGAAAGGTATGCAAATGAAGTCATACAAGAATATTCTACTCACTGATATTCCACAGATTCAAGCATACGCAGCAGCACTAAAGTAAAGGAGGATGGTGATGGAGTACTACGAAGGCAATCTTTGCATATCTTACCAAGAACTTGTAGGCAGCGGCATTATGAGTGCAGCCAATTACAAGCAAATGGTGGCACGCGACAATATGCACGTGGCAAGACGAGGTGGCGGAGCGAGTGGCAGTTGTGCTCTTGTTGTTATTGACAGCCTTCCGTCAAGATTTAAAACGAAAGTTAAGGAACTCTTTCCAGAAGGTGCACTTACACATCTGAAGCTTTGGGTTCGCAGCAACTATGAAATAGATCAAAACGCTATTGCTTTTTTCCATAGCCGTGAACAGTCTGGATATGACTTATCAGCAGAGAAGATAAACGAGTATGTTACGAATGCGAGTGTGTTGAACTGCTGCATCAAGTTATATAATCGTGCTGCTACAGCGCAGAAGCTGATGGGTGGTAAGTATAATTGGGATGATATGGCGCAGACTATTAAGACTCTTAAGGACGAACTCGGGCATACACTCCCAACAAGTGCATTACGATTCCGCAAGAAGGTGAACGAGTACAAGCGTGATGGTTATAGCTGTCTTATAAGTGGAAAGTTTGGTAACCAGAGTGCGAGAAAAGTGGATGTTAAGACCATACAACTTGTTCGAAGTTTAGCAGTTTTACCAAACAAACCTTTTAATAGCAATATTCACGAGATGTATATTAGCTTTATTTGTGGTGAACTTGACGTTTTTGACCCTAAAACAGGCGAGCTATTCAACCCAGATGACTTTACAGACAAGAATGGCGAACCAAAGAGTTTGAGTGAAAGCACAATCAATAATATTTTGAATGATCCAGCTTCACGTGTGCTAATAGAAGAGTCATTATCAAACTGGAGTACCTTTATGCACGAACAAATGCCTCACATGCATCGTCATTCTGGTCGTTTCTCATTGAGTCAAGTAACAATGGACGACGTGGACTTGACACGCAAGCTGAAGGACACAAAACAGCGAGTGCACGCTTATTATGCGTATGACGTGGTTAGTCAGTGTGTGATTGGTGCAAGCTATGCGAGAAAGAAAGACGAAGGTCTTGTTGTTGACTGTTTCCGAGATATGTTCCGCCTAATAGCTCGTCAAGGATGGGGAATCCCTGCAGGAATAGAGGTAGAGAACCACTTGATGAGTCAATATAAAGAGGGCTTTCTCAAAGCAGAGACAGTATTTCAGTTTGTTCGTTTTTGTGCGCCATTGAACTCACAAGAAAAGTATGCCGAGCCTCTAAATGGTGCCAAGAAGCGCAGCGTGATACACAAGAACCACGAAGGTATCGGTCGATTCTATGGAAAAGGGAAGTGGCGTCAAGAGTACAAGAAGATCAGTGATGAGACCAACGAACTCTATGAGGATAAGGAATACTTCACCTTTGAGCAGCTCGTTGCCGACGACCGCAGAGATAATGAGGAGTGGAACAACACACTGCATCCGAATCAGAAGATGTATCCTGGTATGACACGCTGGCAAGTTCTTGAAGCCAACATCAATCCGAATCTACTTCCTTACGATGCAAAGATGCTTGCTTATCATATTGGTGAGAGAGTTGAAACAAGCATACGAAGGAACTCAACGGTAAGAGTGGCACACGAAGATTGGTGGTTGAGCTGCACAAGTGTTTTGGAGCGTCTTGCACCGAATAACTATAAGGTAACAGCCTGTTATCTTCCAAATGAAGAGGGCGAGCCACAAGAGGTGTTCATCTATCAAGGAGGAAAGTATATCGATACTGTAGAAAAGGTAAAGACTTTCAGCAGAGTTATGGCAGAACAGACTGATGAGGACAGAGTAGCATTCGTTGAACAACAGAAGAAGATAGCTAAGTTTACTGCTTACATCAAGGCGAATGCTATCGATAGAGTTGGAATATTGAAACCTACCCCACAAGAGCAGCTGGAAGAAACGCAAGAGATAGTTTGTACAGCTCCTAAGGAGGAAATACCGCAGATGACTTTGATAAGTGCAGCAGACAGAGCGGTTGAAGATATATAAATAAGATTAAAATGCCATTAGAATATGATTACAACAGGCAACAAAAAGCGGATTTTGGATGCTATAGTAGCCAACCGCAAGAATTATCCAAGTGATGCAAAGCACGCATCTGTATTAGGAATCTCTCCAAGCGTTTACAACGGCTTGAAGAAAGGACAAATTGAAAAAGCTTTAAGTGATGCAAACTGGGTGAGTATAGCTCGTCGCTTGGATGTTAGTCTTCGTGAGAGAATTGAGTGGAAAGGTGCACAGACAGAAACCTTTAAGTATATCAGTCTTCAGATGGAGGCTTGTCAAGAGCGCAGTCTGAGCGTAATATTGTGTGACCTTCCTAATATCGGCAAGACCTATACAGCGAGATGGTATGTCAACGAGCACCGCAATGCTATTTACGTAGATTGTTCTCAAGTAAAGACAAAACGTGCGTTGGTAAAGAAGATAGCACAAGAGTTTGGTGTCGGTATCAGTGGTAAATATCAAGAAACATACGAGGACCTTGTTTATTACCTACGCTCTATGGAACGTCCACTAATAGTACTTGACGAAGCTGGCGATTTGCAATATGATGCCTTTCTTGAATTGAAAGCCTTATGGAACGCAACGGAGATGTGCTGTGGTTGGTATATGATGGGTGCAGATGGCTTACGTTCCAAGATAAACAGAATGTTAGAGCATCAGAAAGTTGGTTATGCAGAGATATTCTCTCGCTATGGTGGAAAGTACAGCCGTGTTACTCCAGATCATGAAGAAGATCGTCGGCAGTTCCTACTTGAGCAGGCTCGTGCAGTAGCAAGTGTAAACGCTCCAAGTGGTACAGACATTGGCCAGATAGTTCGTAAGAGCGGAGGCGGTTTGCGACGAGTATATACAGAGATTGAGAAATTGAAGAAAGGTTCATAATGGTTAAGCGTGCATATAGCCCCAAAGAGATAGCTAAGAAGACCTACAAGACACTGCCCTGGAGTGGTAGATGGGCAGAGGCTTTTGGCTTGCCAGAGGAAAACTCAACATGGTTTATTAGCGGTGCCAGTGCTGCAGGCAAGAGTTCATTCGTTATGCAGCTGGCTCACGAGTTGACCCACTACGGACAAGTACTATATATGAGTTATGAGGAAGGTGTCAGTCAGAGCTTCCAAGAACGTATCAAGCGTTTTAATATGGACAAGCGACAGGGCTGGTTTAGAGTAGTAACGACTGACACAGTAGAAGATCTTATAGTACGATTGAAGAAACGGCACAGTGCTAAGTTCATCATTGTAGACAGTTTCCAAGAAAGCGGTTGGGAATGGACTGAGACAAAAGCACTGCTTGAAGCTTTTCCAAGAAAGAGCTTTATCTTCATTAGTCAAGAAGCTAAAGGACAACCATTAGGTAAGCCAGCAATCAGGTTGCGCTACCATGCTGGAGTCAAAGTGAGAGTTGTAGGATTTAGAGCTTTTTGTCAAGGCCGATTCAACCCAGATGCTGGTAACAGCTTTGTCGTATGGGAAGAAGGAGTGCTGAGAACTTCCAACAAAATGTACTCAGATAAACAAATTGAGACAGAAATAAATAATAATACACAGAACAATGAGTAAGGAGAGACGAATTATTGAGATTACACCAGGGAAACTTAGCCCAGGTGGTCGAATGACAGAAGTCATAGAAAGCAAAGGCTTCAAATGTCCGTACTGTCAAGGTAATGGCTATCACTGGCAAGAGGACGAGTATCAAGAACCATACAAAAAAGATTGCCTAATCTGCCAAGGTAGTGGTAAACTTGATGCAGTGATTAATGTTGAGTGGAAGGCTTCAAAAGAGTAGTTATGGAAATGTTAAGATATAAGTCTGTATGTCCGAATGATAAACCAATGTGGTTATTAAAGCTACAGATGGCAATCAGTAATACTTACTCTCTGCGAGGAATAGAAGATACTGAAGACGAGTGGAAACAGTTGAAAGACTTTGTAGACTGGTTTATATCTAAGTTGTATGTTCGCAAAGACATAGCAGTGAAAAGCGATATAAGTACCTACCTTATGAGAGAAGATGGTCAGACCCAACTGCTTATCAAGCGAAACGGAAAATTAATTCAAACATATTACATTCAATAATAATAATTCATAAGAATATGAAAACAAAAACAGTTAACGCAATTATTGAGAATATAGTCGAGCCAAGGTGGTGGAATCCATCTTCGTGGGTTATAACATTTTTAGCCCCTATCTTTGGGATTATTGGAGGGTTAATTGCAGGCTCATTTATAGGTCTATTTGCAGGTTTTAAGATAGGTCTTGAAAGTTCATTAGAGAATGTAGACAAAATATTACGTAAGTTATAATGAGTGTTATCAATAATTTTCATCGCTTTTATGCCTTGCTTAATCGCCTACATACAGAAGGTGGGAAAGAGGATTTTAAAGAAACTCTCGTATCAAGCTTTACAAATGGACGAACAACAAGCTTACGTGAGATGAGTGTGAAAGAATATGAGACAATGTGCTCATTCTTGGAGGAACAGGCAGGCTGGACGTCTGAACTGAAAAAGAAACGTAGTTTGTGCCTTAAGCTGATGCAGCAGCTTGGAGTTGACACTTCTGATTGGGCACGAGTTGATAATTTCTGTCAGCATCCACGACTTGCAGGTAAACCCTTTAGAAAGATAGGCGTAGAAGGACTACAAAATCTTGCCGTGAAACTACGAACAATCAAGCAAAAGGGTGGATTAAAACAATCTACTTCGCAAGAGAAACGAAGAACATCATCTACAATTGTCTATATCCCTATAGGCAATATAGCAGAAAATTAAGTATAACATAAAGAATTCAATTATGAGAACAAAAACAGGTGATTGGTACGAAGTCAAGATGCGCTATGACAAAGTGTATGAGGACGGACGTGAAAAGAAAGTGACCGAGAGTTATGTGGTCGAAGCTCTTTCATTCGGAGAGGCAGAAAAAGCTGCTATGGAATTCCTGGGTAGCTATGTGTCTGGGGATATTCAAATAGTAAACATCAATCCCATGAAATTTAAGGAAGTAGTCTTCAATGAAGAAGAGTCATGCGATTGATATTACAAGGCTACACTTCAGTTTATCACCCTTGACGAGAAAACAGAGAAAGAAAAATATACACAGGTTTACTATCTGGTACAGGCATCTTCTTTTGACAACTGTAAGGAGACTATCCGAAGTTTTATGGGTTCGACCATGATGGACTACCAAATTGTTTCAGTATCAGAAACTAAAATTATTGATGCGATAGAACACAAGTTATAAATCAAAAACAGAAAAACAATGGCAACAAGAAAGAAGAAAGTAATTATCACAGGCGTGAGTAGAGAAGCTGCAGACGAGGCTTTTGCAAATTATGCTAAGTCCGATGCACAAGTTCAGAAAATTAATGCAGAGATAGAACTGCAATGCGCTAAGATCCGTGAAAAGTATGCTGACAAGTTAGCATCGCTTACAGAGGAAAAAGACAAAGCATTTGATACACTGCAGGCTTTTGCCACCGAGAACCAGACAGAGTTGTTCACTAAGAAGAAGAGCCTTGATATGGCGCATGGCGTGATAGGCTTCAGAACAGGAACACCAAAGCTGAAGACACTGAAAGGCTTTACTTGGGCAAGTGCTTTACAATTAGTGAAAGAGTTCCTACCTGACTATGTTCGACAAACTTGGGACATTGCTAAAGATAAGCTGCTTGCAGACCGTGACACAGAGGCAATGCTTGAGAAGATGGCAAAGTGTGGCATACAGGTAGCACAAGATGAGACCTTTTATGTTGAACCTAAGAAAGAGGAGACAGGCGTATGAGGAAAAGTGTAGTTAAGCCACCTAAGATAGCTTTGTGCCGTGAATGTAACGGCACAGGCTTCCGAAAAATCAGCGTAGGTGGAACCTCGACACAAATCCAGTGTCCCCAGTGTGAAGGAAGTGGAAGAGTCCTGGTGAAATGCAAGATGGACCTTGATATCCGTCCCTACAAAAAGAATCAATAACCTTTAAATCCCAGTATCAGGTGGACAGACGAAAAGGAAAGAGTTATGCAAAACGCGTTGCCGACACCAATCAGATTTATGATACTTATGTGAAGACTGGCCTTTCAAACCGAGAGATATGGAAGCGTTATATTTACCCTAAGTTCGGCATTAGCGAACGCACCTTTTACAATCTGCTGAAGGCATCGAGCAGCCCTACAATAGAGGGTTGCTTGGAGCTTTCAGCAGAAGGCTTCTTGTTCCCAGAGCTGTTAATAGAAGATGAAATCAGAAATCCAACATATTTTAGGAAGAATCCTTAATGATATCCGTGTCGAGCTTACGGACGAGTTTGATCAGAACTTCGAGCGACAGTCTTTCTTTGGTGAGGCATGGCAGCGCAGAAAAGGTCCTCTACGTCCTAAAGGTCATATACTGGTAGATACTGGTCAGCTTCGTAGAAGTATACAGAGCCGTACAACGGAAAACAGTATTACATTCTTTACTACTGAACCTTATGCAGCTATTCATAATGAAGGTGGCGAGATTGTGGTGACTACAAAAATGAAACGTTATTTCTGGCATAAATACAAGGAAGCAACTGGTTCTTTTGGAAGGAAGAAAGATGGCAGCCGTAGGAATGATAAGCGTACAGTCCAGCTTTCAGAAGAAGCTGAGTTTTGGAAATTTATGGCGTTGAAGAAAGCAGGAACGACTATCAAAATACCTCGTAGACGGTTCTTAGGTACAAGTCCAGAGGTTGAGAGAACTGTAAGAGAGATAATAGAAGAAAATATTACAGAGTACATTAATTTTGACTTAGACATAACAGAACGATGAGAAAAGAACTATACACAATGCTCTGTGAGAAGCTGAAGACAGTAGGCAATGGAGCAATAAAGCACATAGATTTGTGGAACCACAATGTAGAATTTATAGAACTTGAAGAGCCTTTTGAACGCCCAGCAGTGTTCGTTGAGTTTGCTTCCATTCAATGGAATGCCATTCAGAATGGTGTTGAGTATAGAGCCGAGCCGATTGTTAATCTACATGTGGTAACAGACTGGGTAGGTAGCGCAGCTGCTGATAGCGAATTTAGAGAAAAAAGCCTTGAGGTGTTTGACCTACTCGAAGATATACATCAGACACTGACCTGCATGGAGGGAGAAACGTTTATGGCTTTTGATTTAGTGCAGAGTCAAACTAATCATAACCATGAGGATATTCTTGAGAATATAGAAAGTTACCAGTGTGTGGCAATTAAGAGGCTTTGAGCAAGAAAATAAGGCTTAACAAGAAAATAATCCGTTACTTTTATTGTGAGTAACGGATTATTTTGTATATTTGCAGTGCGTAGAGATACGTAGGGACAGGGTTGAAAGACCGTGTACCGCCCCAAGGTCGCTTTTCAGCGGCCTTATTTTTTATATTTTCAGTTCCTTTAATACCATTTCATCTGCTATATAGAAGAAGATTCTACCTGTACACTTTCGTCGTGCTTCTGTCAGTGCCTCATAGAACTTTGCACTGTGAGAAGGTATCTCAAAGACAACCGCCTCTCCTCCTTGTTTTGTAAGTGCTTTCTTTGCATATTTCACGATATTACCAGCTCCACCTGTTACACATTTTAGGTCAGCCTTTATATTATCAAACTTGATATCGTAGGTCTGTCCAACTGGTCTGTCTACACCTTGCAGGTATTCTATATCATGTCCATTATCGGCAAGAACCTTACACATTCTCATTTCCTTATCAAACTTCTGTCTTTCAGCATTGCTGGCAGCAGCTTCTGCAATGCGTTCTAATTGTGTTACCACAAATCCAGTATTCTTTGGTGCAACATAGGTTCTTTCCCATGCCTTCTCGTCATATTTCAGAATGCGCTTAGCAGCTCCAATATTCTCGTGTTTTTGAGCTCTTATCAGTTTACATGCAGCGCAGAGCTCGTTATCAGGGATAAATACAAGGTTCGTTTTACCCTTTGCTATGTCACAGTCTTTGCACCGCTTGATAGTATAAGGGTTATAATCGGGTACTGTCTTCTGCTCCTGTCCTGCATTGAAACGGAATATACCCTTAGTATCCTTTCCTGTAGCTTCTTCCCCAAGAGCCATCGCCTCCTTGTGTGGTGTAGTAGGATACTTTGTCTTTCTCACCTGCACCACCGTACAACGGCAGTTCCAACCATTTGGAGGGTAATATTCTTCCCAAAATGGGTCAGTAATAGGAAGTGTTACACGATTAAGTGCTGCATGTTCTGGGCGTACCTTGTCATCACCAGCTGTTCGGTACTGCAAATTATATCGGTCACCATCTTGCATGAAGCCCTCCCATTTCGCAGCCATTTGAGCCGAAGCTTGTACAAAGTTGTATTCTGCTTTGAGATAATTCTCATTGTAGGTACTATCGACACTTCGAACGTCATTTAAAAATTGTTCGAACGGCTTTCTATTTCCATTTTCATCGAGGAGTGATGGGAAAGCTTCGTTTAGCTCGTGAAAGGTCTTCATACCAGAGAAGATGTAATTTGAGCGTTCAAGCCTCCTACGCATTCCTTCAGACATTTTCACCTGCTTAAATGAGGAATCCAAGACTGATGCGTGTGCATTAATGAACTCCTGGATCTTTGGCTTTTCAAGAACTTCAATCTTAAACTGCGACCCCTCTACTTTATAGAGTGTCTCCATCATGCTACTGAAAAGAGCAGAGAGTTCTTTCCTAATATCTTCCTCACGGCTGAAAGTTGCTTGTAAATTCTCTTTCCCAAGCAATTGTGCATAACGCTCATGCAGCCCCTCATAATCAGAGGGGCTTAGTCGAAAAAAGGTTGCTTTGCGTTGTGTTGCTTCTTTTTCTCTCCCTTGGGTGTATTATCATCCTCTGGGTTTTCATTGTCTCCTTGCGGATCATTAGGGTCTAATATAGGCATTTGTCTACGTTCACCCACAGGAATATTATACTTTTCCTCAAAATAAGAAGGTGCTACCTCGTAATTGTTCAATACAAGTTGTTCATAAGCAATTTGCTGCTCTGGAGTATAGTCGACGCTGTAGTCCCAATCAAAACGTACACCCTTGAGTGGAAAGCCATGTTGTACCATGCGCGGAATAAGTTGGTTATTCACCACATCACGTAAGGTGTCACAATCTGCTTCTACGAGGTTTTGGAAAACCTCAAGGTGTGTTTCTGACTGTGAAAGTGAAGAACCATCCTCTATTGTCATCGTTTGCCCAATAATCAGTTTAGATAGTTCAGAGTTTGCTCTATCTATTCGTCTGTCATAAACATTGAAGGCATCGCCCTTGCTTGATTCGACAACCTCAATCTCGGTACCCTGCTGGAAGATAGCCCAACCTTCCGTACCCATGTCTGCCATCATTTTTTCCATCTTGGAGAGCTCTTTATCATCACGTGTCGTGGTACGAGCTATTCTCATAGGCATTCCGAATATTTCGGCAAAGGTGTCCCAAAAGGCTAAAGCATTCTTCTTAGGTATAGTTTGAGTGGCAGCCTTGAGGTATAATCCAAGGCTGTCAGTTTGTCCGACTTCTATAAGCCAGTCGATAAATGGTGGCTTATGATAATCGATTCCTGTCTCCCAATCATCGCCAATCTGCTTAATGACTCTTCCATATTCAGGAATAACGTGTTTTCTCGGAATAAGCTTTACACCATTGTAATAAAGCATATTATTGGCATCAGTCATCAATTCACCAAGTTCTATGAGCGAGTGTCCCCAATAATTAGCATCCAGCGCATATTTCATAAACTGCTTGAACCATGATTTATTGAAATAATCGGCTGCTTGTTCGTCTTCGTCTCCCTTTTCATTCACCAATTTAAACGATCGTGACAAAACAAAACCTTCACGCTGCTGAATACAGCCAGAGAGGTGCAAATCTACCTCTACATCTTTATAAATATCGTAAAGACGCTGCCTATTAGGATTCTCAACATTGATAGCCATCTGCCATGCAGTACGCCAATCTCCGATATCCTTACGCGTAAGTGAATCCGTGGTACGTTGTAGTTCCATGACAGTCTTCCGAAAGCGTTTAGCTTCGTTCTTTGCCAATCGGAGTGTACCAAATGGTGTTTGCGCTAATGACTTATTATTTGTCTTCTTATTTTTTGCCATAGTTTTTACCAATTATATCGTTGTTTCTTTTGGCTACCATATTTCATCGGTAGTCCAATTGTTTCTCCATTTTCATCAAGCGCAAGTGGTAAGTCTGGTATGATTTTCCCAGCTTGTACACCTTCAAGCCATTTGACAGCACGTTCATATCGTTCCTTACGGATTTCCATACCCATTTTCTGTGGTGTAGACGCAGCCATGTGATAAATAGCAATATCACAGGTATACATTACTACAAGCCTATTGCGCTCACTGTCTGAAGCTTTGAAAACAGCATCTGTATCGTATTTAGGGCGGAGATATCCTGCTATTTCCTCGATTGCTTCCAGTTCAGCATTGGAGCGGTTCTCTGCACTGACTTGAGAAACAACCTTGAGTGCCTGATCTCCAATGACAACCTTATAATCTTCATCAGTTATAAACATAAGCCTACATTGTTATATATAAAGCCTTTTTCTCTATATCTCTCATAGTAATTCCCTTTTTGAAGATACCATGTGAGAGGAACTTCTTAACTTCCTGTTTGGAAAGTACCTCAAACTTTCCTTTAATCACAATTACCATATATTTACGGTGTGTGATATGACGGAATTTGTCTGCTTTCTTTATGGCACGCTTTAGTCGAAAACCAAAAATGATGTCTTTAAATAGTTTGAACATGTTACCATGAGTTTTTTGAAGTCGGACGACGTCCGAACCTCGGTGAATAAATCTGTTGTCTTGTATTCTTTTGTAAGATATAGATAGCTCCCTCGTCAGCATCTGGTGCATCATCGTTACCACTCATGCCTTTTTCAAAAGCAAGAGTTTGTTCAACACCTGCCATCATATCAGGATCATCCTTTTGTGAAGCATCATAATAAACAAAGCCTCGCTCCCATAGTGGACTGATAGCCTCAACGCGCTGGAACTTGTCAGGTTTTTTACGTGTGTCGCCTGTAATTGGAAGCTGATACCCTCGTAAGTTCCCCTCGACAGTAAAATCATCAAGGATGATATCTTGCATAAAAGAAGCCTCCATTGCAAATCGTATTGCTATTCCCACATCCAAACTCCATTCATAGAGGTCATAGCACCAGCGAACAAGTTCCGCTACTGAAGCTTTGCGTACAAAAGCTTTTAGATGCCAAAGAGAAGTTCCATGTTTTCCCCATAGCTTAGCTGCTTTGGTATCATTAGATTTCTTGCTCTTCCATGAAGGGTCAATATAAAGTACGAATTCAGAGAATTCTTTCCATTTTGGACGCTTGGCATAACGTATCCATTCTTGACGAAAGACTGTTCCTTCCACAATAGGATTATGCATCATTTCCTTGTTCCAAGCTCTATATCCAACAAATTCAGCATATTCACGTGCCTCCTCTTTGGTCCACTTTTCTTGCCAAACAGGATTTCCCTCATTATCGACGGCGTATATCGTCGACACATGAACACCCTTTGTCTTACAAATGTTGGCAAGTACAGATGTTTTGGAAATGAGGTTACCAACCATAATAAAACGTCCACGTCCCACATCAAGCGCACCGAAGAGAGCCTCCTTTACCCAGTCTGTGAGTTCACGAACACGTCGTTCATTACGGCAAAGCTCATCATCATCAAGGTCGTCAATAACTATGTAGTCAGGACGTGATTCGCGCTTTCTGAGACCACGTGGGGATTGTCCTCGTCCACAGGCAAGAAAATATACACCATCCTTAGTGTTAAACTCACCCTCAGTCCAGCTGCCCATAGACATCTGTTTACCAAAGTCAGCAATAATACGCTTGTTATATTGAAGCTCTGCCTGAATATCTCCGAGAAGACGAATAGCACTCTCCTCGGACTTACCAACTATCACCATGAAATTAATGAGCCGTTTTGGTTGAAACATTAACCAAAGCGGTGTAAAGATATCCATGTGTGTTGACTTTGCATGACCACGTGGCCATTTAAAGACAGCCTTTAGGTTTGACGTGTTCTTTACTTTGAGCGCAGCTGCGTTATGAAAAGGAGCATTATGTATGGTACGAATGATCTCTCCTGTGGCTTTATCTCGCAACTGGAGGAAATGCGGAAAGTAATACTCACAAAAAGCGGCATAGTCTTTCTGCAAGTGTTTAATACGTTGCTCTTTTTGAAGAGTTGTTTCTCGTACAAGACCCTTAGTGTCGGTGATAGCTTGTATCTGCCGACAGTGCTCTTGCCATTCCTGTTGTATTTGTTTTAATTCCGCAATTGTAGCCATAATCTATTTATAAAGAAGAAGGGTTCTGCATTCGCTCCATAAGGAACTTATTCTGATACTTATTGATAGCCTTAACAAGTTCTGGGGTAATATCTGGGTCGAAAGAAGCCTGGTCTTGAATCCATCTATTGAAAGCCATAAAGACTTCAATAGCATCAATGACATTCGCTTTCTTATCAAGTTTCTCTATTGTTGCTGATAATTTAGAAAGCTTATCTGCTAATGAACCAATAACTGTAGGGTCATCAGATTTGTTGACATTCTCAATTAGACCATCAATAGTTAGAAGAAGCTTGTTCACGAGTTCAGGGCGTGATATGTTTTTTGCTGCACGAGCTTCTTTCCACCCTTCAGTGGTACACCATTTAGAGACAGTGACACGTGACACGCCTAATTGGTCGGCTATCTCCGTCTGTTCCATTCCTGAAAGATATAATGATCTTCCGATGGATTTTTTCTTTTCTACTTCTGCTTTTGTCATAAAATCGTTTTGCTGGATTGTGTTAAATCTACTGCAAAGTTGCTCCTTTTTATATAGGCTAAAAAGAAAGTGTGCAACGCTTGCACAGATGTGTGCAAGCGTTACGTACTTCCTTTGTAGATAGCTGTAAATAACGCAACTTTGCAGCAAACATGATAGTTGAGATAAAATCATAAAAATATGAGTAAGACAAAACGAGTAAGAATTAGCAACGAAAGTCTGAATTGTTACGGATTCAGAGTCTTGACCAGCGGAATGGAAATTGGTCAATATAGTCGAAATCCTGTACTACTTTATATGCACGAGCGTGGTAATGTGATAGGCTATGTTAAAGACCTGCAGGTTAAGGATAATGAGATAACAGGTGAGCTTATGTTTGACGGAGCAACAGAGTTAAGTCAGCGTTGTAAAAAACAATGGGAATTCGGATCTCTCAAGATGGTCAGTGTAGGCATAGATATTTTGGAGATGAGTGAAAATCCTAAGTTTCTCGTAGAAGGTCAGCTTCGTCCAACTGTTACCAAAAGTAAACTCTTCGAGGTATCACTGGTAGACGTTGGTGCTAACGACGATGCTCTTGTTCTTCAGAAAGATGGTCAACGAATAGAATTAGGCAAAGATGGTGGCATGGTGCTACCTCTTCTACATAACAATAATAACAATCAAAAAGAAAAAGAAATGAATCAAGAGAAATTAGCCCTTGAGTTAGGTCTTGCAAAAGATGCTGATGAGGCAGCTATCAGTGCTGCTTTGGCAAAACTGAAGACAGAAAGTGCAGAAGCCGAAAAACTGCGTGCAGAATGTGATACTTTGCGTGTCGCACGTATTGAGACTCTTGTAAACGGAGCTGTTGCTGAGAAGAAGATTGGTGAAGACAAGAAGCAGCACTTTATGGAATTAGGCAAGAAGATTGGTGCTTCTGACTTAAAAGCGACCTTCGATGCAATGTCGCCACAAGTCAAGCTTAGTAACTTGATAGGTCATCAAGGTGGTGAGCCAAATGCAGGACAAGGTGGGTACGAGAAGTTAAGCGATGTTCCTGCTTGCGAGATGGAAAAACTCAAGAAGGAATCACCAGCTTTATACAAGCAGTTGTATAAAAAAGAGTACGGTTTTGAGTGTGAGATTTAAACAAGTATAACAACAAAAAGAAAGAAAAACAATGACAAGATTGATTTCTATGTTAGCAGCTGTTCTTATGAACAGTCTTGTAGGTGGAGTAATTGCTTCTGCCTTGGGGCTCCCAGCTATAGCAGGTGCTGTAGCCTTGAATATGATAGCAGCGGTAATTGGACAGGCCATTCCTAAGGGTAGTCTTCGTGCTGGTGTCTATACTGAAATCTGGACAGGTGAGTTGGTAAAGCATCTCCGTCGTGGACTGGAAGCATCATTCCTTGATGGTATTCCTGATAATTCAAGTATTGTTGATAATGATGTCATCCACTTGATTGATGTAGGTGTAGACCCAGAGGTTTTGATTAACAATACGACTTATCCTATCCCACTACAGGCTTTGGAAGACAAGGATATTGCTATCAAGCTGGATAAGTTCCAGACTAAGGTAACTCCAATTACTGATGATGAGTTGTATGCCTTGAGTTACGATAAGATGGGTCGTGTGAAGGAAAGTCATGGAAATGCTATTAACGATTCGAAATTCGCTAAGGCTGCTCATGCCCTCTGTGCTAAGGAAAATACTGAGACCACACCAGTATTGAAGACCACTGGTAAGCGTGACTCTGTAACAGGGCGTCGTAAGATGACTCTTGAAGATCTCTTGAGTGTTAAGAGGTCAATGGATAAACTGAAGGTACCATCACAAGGACGTCGATTAGTGCTTTGTAGTGATCATGTCAATGACCTATTGGAGGTTTCACAGGCCTTTAAGGAGCAGTACAATATCGATCGTAACAATGGAACGGTAGGTAGACTCTTTGGCTTTGATATCTATGAGTATGCTGATAATCCTCTCTACACAACAGCAGGAAAGAAGAAAGATATCGGTGCAGCTGTCACAACTGGTGAGTTCCAGTGTTCGTTTGCCTTCTATACACCACGTGTCTTTAAGGCTACAGGCTCGACCAAGATGTATTACAGTGAGGCATCTACCGACCCACAGAACCAGCGTTCACTCGTCAACTTCCGCCACTACTTTATCTGTATGCCTAAGAAGGCAGATGCTGGTGTAGTGTTAATGAGTGATTACAAGAATCCAAGCCTTCCAGAAGGATAAAAAGTAGAATTATAAATTGTAAGACGTATGAAACTGAAAGTTATTAACGCATTTTGTGATAAGATAGACCACGTAACAGTATATGAGCCAGGAACTATTCTGGATGTAAAAGACGTTGATCGTGCTCAGGACCTCATAACACGTGAACTATGTAAGGAGTTCAAGGGTAAGACTGCTCCTACTTTTGTTCTCGGTGACCAGGAAAGCAAAAGTGAGGCTGGTGAAACTAATTCATCAGACAGCTTGACAGAGTCTGAGGGTGAATCAGAGAACAACTCTGAGAATCAATCAGAGAACAATTCTGAGAAAGAATCAGAAGAGGGATCTGAGGATGGTACAGAGGGAGAGTCTCCAAACTCAGATGATGATGAGTAAACCTATGAAGTACCTTGTAATCCACTGCACCGCCACTCCAGAAGGTCGTGAAGTAAGTTCTAAGGAGATACGTGCATGGCACACTAACCCTGTAAGTCAGGGTGGCCGTGGCTGGAAGCAGGTGGGTTACACGGACATGGTTCACTTAGATGGTCGTGTGGAACGATTAGTGGATAACAATGAGGATGCTAATGTTGATCCATGGGAAATGACAAATGGTGCTGCAGGATATAATGCTGTAAGCCGTCACATAGTATATGTTGGTGGATGTGATAAAGCCATGAATCCTAAAGATACTCGCACAGAAGCACAATGTGAAGCGTTAAAGCGTTATGTGCAGGATTTTTACCGTCGTTTCCCTCAGATTAAGATAGTTGGGCATCATCAGCTTAATCCTGGTAAGGCTTGTCCAAGCTTTGATGTTCCAAAGTGGCTACGTGAGATTGGTATCAGACAAGTTTAATTGAATTGAAAGACAATGGCAGACACAATATTCCAGATTCTGCAATGGGCAATACCTTCAGGTGGTATCGGTGCTGCCATTGCCTGGATAGCAGAAAAGAAAACAAGAGATGCCAAGACTGCTAAAGAGGTGCATGACACCTATAAGGCTATGTATGAAGATATCTCTGCACTATTAGTTGAAACTCAAAAGAAGTATGAAGAAACAAAAGAACAAATTGAAACACTCGGAACAGAGAACAGCCGTACCAGGCGAGCACTTAACCGCTTATCTCGGGCTATCGAGGCTATTCAGATTTGTCCTCATCGTGCTAATTGCCCTGTCAGCGGTGAGCTGTCACTCGACGAAGAAGCTGATACAGGAAAACAGGTCAGAGCAAAGCACAGAACTACTCGACAGCGAGGTGGTGAACATCAGCACACTGCAGATGCGACCAGTGAAGGTGCCGATGTCAGCAGTGAGCCTAACACTGAGTCTGGATTCTCTGCGTCAGTTGCCTCTCGGAGCAGGATACACAGCACGTCAGGGACAGGCGAATCTGAAAGTAAGGAGAAAGGCTCCAAGCGTAGCTAAATCTGGACAGAGTACAACTGAACCTGGACAGATTGTAATTGAGGCCAGTTGTGACAGCCTTGAACTGGTTTGCTCCAGTCTGACAAAGACGGTCAGTACTCTCAAAAAGCGTCTTGCCCGTCAGCAGAAAGTTGGTGAGTTCAAGTATGAGGAGAAAAAAAACGAGTCCCCTTTTAATACTGTTCTAACAGCATTTAAATGGCTTTTAATAGGCTTTGTGACGGGTTTAATTTTATCGAAGATTAAGGCTATTATTTTATTTATAAAAAGGAAAATAAGAATATGAGCAAAAACAAATTCATCTACGGCATCGCAGCCGTTAAGTTCAAGGAAAAAACTGTAGGCTACATTGAAAAAGGTAGCTGGGATTGGGGTGGCTCAAAGCCAGAGAGTACCGATGTAGAAGCTGAGCAGGTTCCTGATGCTCCTGTACTCACTCTTCTCCAGAAGAATAGTCAGGTAAGCCCAACGTTCAATCTTATCCAACTGGATTATGAGAACCTGCAGGCTGTGCTTGGTGGTAAGCTCGTGGAGACTGGTCAAGATCCAAACAAGAAGGTAACAGGCTGGCAGGCTCCATCTACCCTCGTTGAATTACGAGGTCCTTGGGAAATCCAGTTTGTCAGTGGTCAGACCATGAAGATTCCTAATGGTACTATCCTTGCGAGTCTTGGTGGTAAGTTGACACTTACAGAAGTTTCTAAGGTTGAATGCCAGTTGAAGGTTAACAAGCCTGAGAATGGTGGAGCTCCTTATGAAATCAATGATAGCGTAAGTGAAGGCTGATGGATGAACAATTGATTAGACGAATCCAAAGAGAGGGAGCGGAAGCCTTACTTGACAGAGGTGTTTCCCTCCCTCTTCTGGATATAAGAATACCCTTCTTAAAGTCACCATTACGTTTTAGACTCACGATGAAGCGTCCTACAATGTCAAGACAGTTAAAGATAGCGCATACCTATCTTTCAATGAATATGACGTTGGAACAGTTCAGTTCTATGAATTATGATGCACAGATGGCTTTTATAGCACAGCATGGTAAGAAGTTCAGTCGTATTATAGCTTTAACAATAGAGCAAAAGTGGTTGCCGACATCCGTAATTGCATGGTTCGTAAGGCACTTTATGCGATGGGACTACCAGAAGGGCGCATTTGAGAAATTCGTCACCCTTATGGGGACAGAATCTTTTATACCTATTATCAGATCAGTAGAGATGACCAATCCGATGAAACTGAGACTGAGCCAAAAGAAAGAGGGGAGTTAAAGAGTCATTGGGAAGGCTCCCATAGCCCCTTTGGGTTTGTCTGGCAGATTGCCAGTGCAACAGGATGGAGTGTAAGATATATTTTGTATGAAGTAAACTATCAGACGCTTATAATGATGCTTAGCGACGCCCCACGATACGTGAATAAAAAAGTAAGCAAAAAGAAAGCGCAAACGGAGGAGGAAGAAGCCAATGATATTGTAGGGTTCTTTCAGAGTAGCCTCAAAGGATAGTAATAAAAAAACAACTATATGAAACCAGTAGAGATTGAATTCCTTATGCGTGATAACCTCACGGCAGGACTTGACAAAAGTAAGATGAGTGTTGAGCAGCTTCTTGGAGTAGCTCGTCGCGCTTCTCTCGTTATCAACGCTAAAATTACTGAACAACGTAAAGTCATTGATGGGGTTAATTCTGACCTCGAAAAGATGCAGCGTAAGTTGCAAACAATGAAACCTGGTTCTGCACAAGAGGAACTACTGGCAGAGATTAGTGCATGCAAAAAGGTTCTTAATGAGGAAATCGGTGCATTGCAGCAATTAGAAAAAGAGCACCTACAAGCTAAGCAGGGTGTTGATCAGCTGGCGCAAGAGTATCAGAAAATCTCTATATCCGAGGAAAGCGCAGCTGCAAGTAGTAAGAGTTTAACCGATAGAATTGTTGAACAGAAAGCAATCATAAAGCAGACAGAAGCTGATGTAAAAGCCCTTCAGAAAGCTTATGATACGTCTGCACCAGGTAAAGCTCAGGCAGAAATATTAGCTGACCTCAACGCAGCAAAGAAAGCCTTACAAGAAGATAAAGGTGCCTTGGAGGAACTGACAGAAGCACAGAATCGTAGTAAAGAGAGTAATCAGCGTCTATCAAGGCAGTTGCGTGAGTTACAGAACGACATGGCACGTATGCGTCTTAATGGGCAGCAGAATACCGAAGAATATCAGAAGATGGCTGAGAAAGCAGCACAACTCTCTGATACTCTTGGTGACCTCCGTGCTCAGACCAGCGTCTTAGCTAATGACGATGCAAATCTGCAGGGCTTTATTTCTGGGGTTAACGGACTCTCAGGTGCATTTACCACAGCTACAGGTGTAATGTCTCTCTTTGCATCAGAAAATGAAAACCTGATGAAGATACAAGCACGTGTACAGAGTGTTATGGCAATCACTATGGGATTGCAGCAGGTGTTTAATGCTTTAAATAAGGATAGTGCTTTTCGTTTGGTCACGGTTACCAAAGCTAAGGAATTGCTTACAGCAGCTAACTATCGCCTTGCAACTTCATTGGGTATTTCCAATGCAGCTGCAACGGCATTAATGGCAACTCTCACACTTGGATTGTCATTAGTTATTACAGGTATAATTGCTGCATGGAATGAGTTGTCTGATGCTCAAGAAGAAGCAGCAAAAAAAGCACAAGAACGTGTTGAGATAGAATCGCAGGGGCGTGCCGAGATGATTAAGACACGTTTTGAGATAGACACCACACGAGAGGCTCTTAAGAATTTTGCAGGCTCCAAGGAGGAGGAGAAGCAAAAATGTGAAGAGATGAATCGTAAGTATGGCGAGGCTTTTGGATATTATGATACTGTTGCACAGTGGTATGATGTACTGACTGAAAAAGCCGAGCAGTACATACAAATGCTCTTTTTACAAGCGAAAGCCCAAGCATTAGTTAACAAAGCTGTAGAAACAGATGATAAACTTGCTAAGCATAAAGGAACTAAACCAGGTAATGCAGAGTCTGATATTGCATGGTATGAGAAGTTCGGACTCGCAATGTATACCAATTATGACCCAAAATTTAACGCTATTAGTGCTATCGAGAAAGCTAATAAACAAGCGTATAACAAGAAAACAAAAGAGTTAGAAGCGGAACGTGATGGTTATCTTAAGCAGGCTGCAGACTTACAAAAAGAAGCTGCTAATATAGGCAAGAGTGCAAGTATAGGTGGGCACATATCACCATCTGGCACCAAGAAGACCAAAGTCAAGAAGCCAAAAGATACCAAGAGGGAAGAAAATCGTATTGCCAATGAACTGCTTGCATTACAGCAAAAGAATCGGCAAGCAGAGATAGACCTGTTGGAAGAGGGGTCTGAAAAGAAACGTCGTCAGATCAGGGAAAACTACGAAAAAGAACGAGAAGAACTCATTAAGCAAGAAAAGATGTGGCGTGCTGCTCAAAAAGGACAACTAACCAAGCAGCAGGAAGAAGCACTTGCAACTGCTCATTCGCTGGCTGCTAAGAAGAAAAAGGAAGGTGAGGATGAGATCACTAAGGAGGAAACTAAAAAGCGTCTTGAGATGCAGCGTGACGAGGTGCAAGCTATGAGCGATTATCTTCGTAAGTATGGTTCTTTTCAGCAGCAGAAGCTTGCTATCGCTCAAGATACAGCACAGAAAATAGCAGAGATAGATGCTTCTGAGGTGAGCGAAACTACTAAGAAATGGCAGAAGGCTCAAATTCTCAAGGAGCAACAGCAAAAAGAAGCAAGTATGTCATTTGAGGAAATCAGCCGTGGTATTGACTGGAATGCACTATTTAGTGGTGTAGGTAGTCTTACTCAAGAGATGATGCGACCAATGATGGAACAGTTACGTGCTTACATAGAAACAGATGATTATCGGAATGCAGATGCACAGACTCAACAGGCTGTGACCGACCTTATTCAACAGCTACGCCAATATATAGGTACGGACCAAAGTGTAACATGGCAGAAGTTAGATGAAGAACTCAAGGCATTTACTAATAGTGTAGCAGTTTACGATCGTGCAGTTAAAGCCGAAGAGGCTGCTGTTAGAGCACGTGAAGAGGGTAAAAAGAAACTCTCTACTGGTGCAATTACCTCAGAGGAATATAAAGCTCTCGAAGATAAAGCTGAAGAGTTAGGAAATGCAACAGTGAAAGCACATGAAAGCATGGAAGCTTTTGGTACTGCACTTAATCGTACATCGGAGGAGATTGCTAATTTCACGTCTGGTTTAACTACCGCTCTTAATAATGCTAAAGGATGGCAAGGGGTTGATGGCTTTGGCGGCGTGCAACAATCCGTAGGACAGATAGATCAGTTAAAAGGTACGTTAGATTCTATTCTTCCTCAGATGGGCGAAGGTATGGCTAAGACTATCGGAACCACGATGTCACACACAATGGGTAATGTTTTGTCTTCCTTAGGTGGAGAATTGTCAAGTGTGCTATCAAGCGGCCTGGGCGGACTTATTGGCATTATTGCTCAAATCCCAAGGATAATTCTTGATATTGCAAGTAGTATCAAGAGCTTTGTTACTGGTATTCTCAATTCTCTTACGGAGCTAATCTCTCTCAGATGGATTGATGACTTGGTTAATTCCATATTGGAAGCAGTTGGCAATCTTATCAACGCAATCTTTGATTTACCAGAGAACCTTGTGAAGATGCTTGAGGCTATTGTAGTTAAAGGTGTTGGCGGATTATTAGACACGGTCATTGGACGTATCGGTAATGTTCTTTCATTCGGTCTGTTAAGTCATAAGGGACCGAGTCAGTGGTTTACTAATTCGAATGAAGAAGACGTTGAAAATGCTATCGATAGACTAACCAAGCGAAATGAACTTCTTGAACAAGCGATTGAAGATTTGACCGATGAGATGAAAACTGCACGAGGTGCTGCAGCTATCCGTATGTCTGTTGATGCAGAGAAGCTACAACGTGAAACTATAGAAAACTATAAAAAGATAGCAGAGACTCAAGCAGGCTATCACGCTAAGCATCATAGTTTCAATTACTATTGGGAGGATTTCTCACAAGAGCAGATTGGACGATTAAGTTCACAGATTGGTCGGAAATGGAATGGTAGCCTCTGGAGTCTAAGCCCTGAGGAGATGAAGATGCTGCGGTCTAATGTGGATATGTGGCAAAAGATACAAGATACTGGAAAAGGTAACTATGGAAGTCGTGTCACTGAAAAGCTGGATAAGTATATTGAGCAAGCTGGTAAGTTACAAGAGATTACATCAAGCCTCTATGAGAACCTTACCACAACTACAAAGGATAATGTCTTTGATGACTTTCTTACTTCGCTCTATTCACTTGCAGATGGTTCAGAAAAGGTTTTTGATGAGATTGCCGATAACTGGCAAATCATGGTGAACAAGATGGCTGTCAACAACATTGTTGGTTCTAAGTTTCAAAAGAACCTTGAAACGTGGTATGAGAACCTTGCTAAAATCAACAAGTCACGTGCAACAGGTGAAGTGACAGATGCTGAGTATCGTCAACGCCTTGAGGCCTTGAAGCATGAGTATGACGAGTATGTTAAAAGCGCACAGAGCGATATTGAACAACTCAGACAAGTTGGTGTAATCAAGGAAACTGAAAAAGGCGGTACAACACAGCAGGGGCAGAGTGGTGCATTCATGGCTATGAGTCAAGATCAAGCAACAAAGCTTGAAGGCTTATTCGTTAGTGGTCAGATACATTGGGCAAACATTGATGATCATGTTGAAGATGTAGCAGCAAAAATGAATGCAGCACAGGAACATCTCCGAAAGATAGAGGAGAATACTGGTAGTAGTGCAGCCTCATTGAAGGTAATAGGCGATGATATTAAAAAGATAATTCGTGACGGTGTAAAAGTAAAGTAACATGACAAAGATATTAGAAGGGCAGGTACTTATTAATGGTATCGACATCTGGAAAGAATATGGCGTGTTCCTTACCGAGGAAAAAAGAGGTGGCAGAGAGAATCTCAATGCTATTCTTACCCCAAGTAAGGCAAAGGATCATGTAGGAGTAGATATTCGTGAGCATAATGGAAAAAAATATTCTCAAGTGCTTACACCTGCTAATGCAGAACGTGATATAACACTAAATTTTGCACTATATGCTCCTACACGTGAGGTATGGCTGCAGAAGTATATGGCATTCATTCGTTTCCTAAAAGCAGGCGAGAATGGTTGGCTAACAATAATCTTTCGAGAACTCAACCTTACCCTTAAAGTATTCTATCTTGATAGCACGTCCTATCGTTCTCTTACCTACCTTTGGCAGGAGGGTGTTCAGGCAAGTAGTTTCAAGGTGAAGTTCAGAGAACCAAATCCAATTTTATAACAAGATTCTAACACTATTTAAATATGCTTCTAACACTGTTTGATAGTAACAGACAAATAAAAGCTACATTCGAACCATCAGAAAGTAGCACACAGGATAAGGAAATTCAAGGTGACAATCTTTTGAAGCTTTCCTTTACATTGCATGAGTGTATCTCCATAGACGTGAATGATTATCTCGACTATGAAGGTGAACGTTATTGGGCTACTGAAAAATATGTCCCATCCCAGAAAAGTACTATGGAGTGGGAATATAGTTTTCAGATGAAAGGCATAGAAAGCCTTATTACTCGTTTCCTGGTCCTCAATAATACCGATGGCGAGAATGAAGCTGTGTTCTCCCTAACGGCTCGACCAATTGACCACATGCGCCTTATAGTTAAGAATATTAATGAAGGTATGGATGGGCTCACGAATTTTAAGGTTGGTATTGTTGAGGGAACGGAGAATATTACCATAGAATACACTGGTAAGTATTGTAATGATGGACTAAAGGAACTTGCTGATGTAGTACATACTGAATGGTGGTTTGATGGGCAGACAGTGAACTTATGTCGATGTGAACATGGTGAGGAACTTACCTTAGGTTATGATAAAGGACTTGTGTCTCTTGATCGTGATATGGCGGATGGTGCTAAGTTCTATACAAGACTATTCCCTATAGGAAGTTCACGCAATATTGACAGTACAAAGTATGGGCACAGTCGTTTAATGTTACCTAACGGTGAAAAGTATGTCGATGTGAATGTTGAGAAATATGGTATTATTCATCATTATGAGCAAACAGCCTTTGCAAATATTTATCCTCGTCGTGTTGGCGTAGTGAGTAGTGTACGTCAGAAAGAAGTAAAAGACAATGATGGCAAGCCATTTACCATCCACTATTTCAAAGACTCAGAGCTGAATTTCGACCCTAATAAGTATGAAATTGCAAACTTGGTAAAGCGTGTTTCATTTCAAGAAGGAAGTGAACTCGCAGGCTTAGGAACTGATACAGACCATTATTTTGAAGTAAATTACAATAGCGAGACAAAAGAGTTCGAAATTATCACGATATGGCCATATAATGACGGAACACAATTACCTGGAGGAGTGCTGGTGCCAAAAATCGGTGATAAGTATATCCTATGGAACCTGCGAATGCCAGACGAATATTATTCATTGGCTGAGCAGGAACTGCGTGAAGCTGTAGAGAAGTATAATCAGAAAAATGCCCTTGATGTATCTCGCTATAAAGCACCGACAGATCATGTATGGATAGAAGACAATCGTGTTGACTTATTTGTTGGACGTCGTGTCCGCTTAGAGAGTTCTGAATATTTTCCTAAGACTGGTTATCGGAAAAGTCGTATTACTCGTATTAGTCGAGAACTGAACCTACCAGGAAAGATGGATATTGAAATCAGTGATGCACTCTCTACAAGCGTGATGACAAAGGTAAGTGAATCTATAACTGAGGTGAGGAACTACACTGGAGCCTTAGTTGGTTCATTGAATGTTCCAGACTTAATACAAAGTGGAGATACAACTAAACCTGCAGATACGAATATCTACAGTGCTCGTCGTACTCATAAAGAGTTCCTTTCCAAGACAGCTGAAGATGTCGCTACGAAGCTTATAACTTTCCTTGAAGGTATAGGTCTTGGAGCGAATGGGCAATTCTCAATCAATGCTGATGGTGTAGCACTACTTTCACGCATACTAATTGGTAACTTTGTCAAAGGGGCATCAGGCGCAGGTATATATGCAGATGAGCAAGGCAACTATCATATTGAAGGTGATTACCTACACGTTCGCAAGCAGTTGAAAGCTGAAGAGGTTGAGATTATGAAGTCATCTCATATCAATGGCAAAATTATCAACTCCCCAGGTAGCTTCACTATATCCAAGGTTGAGAAGATCGAGGGCGGTTGGCGGTGCTACTTTACCCAGCAAGATGGTGATGGACGTATGGTCAGCAACACGATGGGTATGGACGATTATGCGTATTGTGAGACATTCAATTTAGTCAATCAGCAAGGTAAGATGTCAAATCATTATTGGCATCGACGTGTATTCGGGCTCGGTACTGATTATGTGGACATCTGGGGTAATACAAACGCTGACGATTACGCAAGTGGTAGCGATGAGCCTAAGGTAGGCGATGAAGTGTCAACATTGGGTAATAAGACAAATCCAGCACGCCAGCACGCAATTATTCAGGCAGCAGCAGGGACAGGCTCACCTTACTTTCGTATGTATGTGGGCATTAATTCGTTCTCACTGCCAAAGCCAAAGATTCAAATGAGTCCGACTGAAGGCTCTTGGTGGATGGTTACAGACGAACATGGAAACGACATGCCGATGGAGGAGTACATAGCCTCTTTGAAATCACAACTTAACGCTGTGCAGGATCAGGCAGACAAGCAAATTGTAATATGGTTCGGTGATGCTGTGCCAACAGCCTCAACAGAGCCTGCCAGTGAGTGGATGGACGAATCTACAAAGGAGATGCACCTGCATGACATCTATTATAATAGAAGTTACGCAGAGACAGGTGGAGGTCGAGCGTATTCATTCGAAAAGAATCCTGATAACACATACAGTTGGAAAGAAATAACCGACGCTGACGTGTTGAAGTCTCTCGAAGCTGCACAGAGAGCACAGGACACTGCTGATGGAAAGCGTAGGATGTTCGTGCGTGAGCAGCCTATACCGCCTTATGACAAAGGTGATCAGTGGTCGAATGCTACCCATGAGGACAAGTATCAGAATGACTTACTTGTTTGTGTGAAGTCACGTGGTAAGGATGATGAGTTTGATATAGACGATTGGGCATCAGCACAGCAATATACAACGAAGCAGTTTGAAGCTTCATTGAATATTGGTGACAAGAGAATAGATGCTGTTATACGTGACCTTACAAGTGGGTTAGAGCGTGTTGGTTTCCATCTTGATGGTGAGAATAGTACCTTTGATGTAGTTGCTGACCGTTTCCGTGCTGTAACAACAACAGGGGCAGTGTCGTTCTTTACCAGTGAAGGAAAACTTAATACTACTCTCTTGGATGCAAAGCAGATTGTTACAGATGGCTTGCGGGCTGGTGATATTGATGCAAAGAATGCAAGAATACGGAATCTCGTAGTGGAAGGTGATAGTTCTTTTAAAGGCAATCTTGAAGGTGTAAGCGGATCATTCCAAACATTAACTTGTTTCAATAAGAATGGAGAACAATCTGGTAGCATTACTTTTTTTGAAGATAGTGTTGGTCTTAATATTGAGGGGGATATTTATCTTGTCAAACCAAGAACAAGATCGTCTAACAGATTTGTAAATACTCTATATACAGACAATTTAGTTACACTCGGAAGTTTTAGTCATTTTCGTAAGACTGTTGCAGTAGTTACCAATGAGACTATGATCGTATATCAGGCAGGAAAAGAAATAGAATATTCGATTAAACTGGAGAAATCTCCTTTATCACGTGATCGAGAAACGTATTTAATTCCTTTATGCTGGGGCTTGCCACGTCTTGAAACTCCAAAAGATGTAATAAAAGGTGTGGTTGCAATAGACGTTGTGGTTTTTAACTGTGACAGAGACTTTTCTTATAGTTTTAGCAACCTTGGAGGTGGAAAGGAGTGGACTGTGATAAATGGGAACGATAAGCAATCAATCTATGTTAATGATATTAGTGGTTTATACCGTCTTGAAGGAGGTGTTACATGTAAATATGTCTATGTAGATCCTCGATGGATAAGACCACACGATGGAAATCAACTTGCTCCAGGCGTGTTTCGTTCTGGTAGCGCAGACTTGAATTGGACATGAAGCGAATTTGCATACATATTACAGAGGCGCACAGAGCCAAAGATAACCGCTTTGCGCAAGTCACTGTTCAAAGAATTGAAGATTCTACAGGCGAGAATTTTACATCTGCTCACCCGAAGTTACTACAAGACATTATCTGTCATGCGCTATCTCTTGCACATGGTGTGGAGATAGAAGGCAACAGAGGCTTTACTTATACGTTTCCATTTAATCTTAGTTAAACTATGGCGAAAGAAATAGAACGATTATATATCGAAACTAAGCGTACAGGCGGTCGTCTGACTGCTGACGAATTTAACAAGTTGCCTGAAAAGGTCAACGAACTCATTGATGCACATAACACCGAAGAAGAGCGTGTAAAGAAGGTCGTATCAAAGAACCGTCCTACGCTCGGGCAGCTCTCAAACGTAAGTGTGGAGGTGGATTCTCTTACGTCTGAAACCTGCGTGTTGGTGTGGAATGGTGATCAGTGGGTATCCATGAAGTTGTCAGAGCTTGGTGTCGGGCAAGGTGGAGGTGGTCAGCAGCAGTCTATCCTCTACTATCTTCGAGCAAATAATCAATCACCATCTACAACGTTATCAGCTTCTAAATCAGCAGGCGAATGTACTATTCGATTTATGTTTATATCACGTTCTAAAGATGTGGGACAAACCGAATATGTCGACACAGGAGAGTGGGGAACATACGAGATATTCGCTAAGGCTGGCGATGGTACTTTCGTTAGTAAGGCTCGTGGTAGATGTCAGTCTAATACCGTGACTACTGTTGATGTATTCAAATTCCTCGAGAGTGGTCAGAATAATATTATGGTGAAGATTACAGGTGAGGTGACAGGGCAAACCTCTCCTGCGTTAGTGTATTCAATCACGTTGTCTGCCCTCTTTCTGTCTATCTCTGAATTCAACTGGTGGAAGGCGTACCAAGGCGACATTGTTCTTCCATGCTACATCAGTGGTAACATATCTAAGACGCTGCACGTAAAGATAACGGGTGAGGGCTATGAGCAGACGTATGAGCGTCAGTTCGGAACGGCTACTTACACGTCATCGCCTGTAGCCTATACCGTGCCTTTTACGAACAAGACTGGTCTGTTTCATCTATCTGCTTGGCTATCGAATGAAGACAATACCGTCCAGACTACTCCAGTAGGCTACGACTTTATGGCGGTGGCTAATAACGAAGCTGTGAAGATGGTTGTCGTTAACAATAAGGCAGAGAAACTGCTTAACTGGTACGAGAATAAGGTACTGGAATATGCTGTATATGACGGCAAGGCAGTAACGACACCGCTGTCTATCTTGATGAAGAAGGATAACGAGGTCCTTCAAGAGAATGTATCTGAGAACACTCTGACACAGACCAAGATGCAGTACACACTTTCGCTTGAGGTTGAGACAATCGATAACTCTGATTTCACAGCGTTAATTGGATTCCGTACTCACCCAACAGACGAGGTGCGACTACGTGACGCAATTCCATTTCCTGTTGATAACTCGCAGGGCTATTCAGCTACAGCAGGAGCGGTGTTCTATTTCAATGCGAAGAATAGAAACAACACCGATACCGACCGTAATGTCCTCCGCAATCTTATCAACTCAGATCATATCGGTTCTGAGTGGCAGAACGTCGCCTTCTCACGTGACGGCTGGGTGACGGATGATGAAGGCGCACGCACATTGCGCTTACTCGCTGGTTCACGTCTGAATATAGGTTACAAGCCTTTCGCTAAGGAAGCAGCGCAAAGCGGTAAGACGATTGAGATAGACTATCAGATTAACAACACTTCTGATTACGATGCAGAGTGTATCTCCATCGCTATGCCTTATCAGAAGGGTTATATCGGTCTGAAAGTGAAGCCTTCTTCTATCATGTTCGCAACTCGTAGTGAGCGTAATGCGGACGTACAAGCTATGAGCACAGATGATAGTGTGCGTATTCGATTGGCTCTCGTAATTAGTCCTAAAAAGTACACCTACGTCTTGAATGGCAATACGTACTACCTTAACCTTGTCTATCTCTACATTGACGGTGTAGAAGCTCGTAAGTTCGCTTACTTGCTTACCGATTCGATGCAGATAGGCTCAGGCGGTGGTATCGTAATAGGTTCGGATAAGGCGGATGTTGATTTGTACTCTATTCGTGTGTATGACAGTGCAATGGATGCAGCTAACGTGCATCAGGACTATATCAATGCACTCTCAACTGTTGGAGAGAAGAGTGCAGAGAAATTAGATAACGACATTTACGATACGCTTGGCACCACGGTCGACTTCGACAAAGTGCGTGGCAAGGTAAATGTCTTTACTTTCGATAAGCCACTGCCTGCGTATGAATATGGTAAATCATATCGTCCTAAGGGTACACTGGAGATATACCCTAAGGATGGCAACACGAATCTCAACCGCTTGACGATTACCAATCTTCAATTACAAGGTCAAGGTACATCCTCTATGCTTTACTACCTATGGAACTGGAAAGCGAAGGTAGCTAAAGATACGACCATCGTATATGAGGACGGACTAACGGAACAGAAGAAGTTTGAACTGTTCAAAAACTTGCCGAAAATCTCTAAGCTGACAGGAAAGAAAAATATAGCGTCTTCAATGCAATACCACAAGATGGGTAGCGTAAATTCATTTACCGACCTATGGAAGGCGGTAGGCTTAACTAACGAGGGTGTCGCACAGAACAGCGAAGCAAGAGTATCTATCTATCAAGAGACATTCGTAGGCTTCGAGAAACAGACAGCAGAGGATGGTACTGTGACGTACAAGTTCGTCGGTTTGTTCACCATTGGACCAGATAAAGGCGATGCTGCAACCTTCGGTTATGATAAGGACCTTTTCCCTGACCTCCTATCAATTGAAGGCTCTGATAACTCGCCACGCCTTACCTTGTTTCAAGTGCCTTGGGACAAGCGAAGAATACGCTACAACACTGAGGAAGAAGCGTACCAGTATCAAGTATCAGAAACCTCTTGGGAGAATTGCTGGGACTTGGATTATGCTGACCTCCCAGCGGATGATAAGACAACAGCAGACAATGAGACCCGTCAGCGAGCAGAGCAGCTCGTAGAGTCGTATATCACAGCTTACAATATAGTGTATCAGTGCAATACTTTCATTGAGCCTTTCAATGGTACACTTGAAGAACTGAACGCTGACCCACACTCAACACATATCGAGTATTGGATAGCAAAAGATGGTGATCAAAACCAATACAACCTATACTATTACGATAGCTTGTATAAGAAATTCTGTCCTTCAACACTCGACAGTGGCGTGTCGGTGGTTAATCTTCGTCAGCAGTTAGTCGGTGATAAGTACGGCTTAACCGAGACGATATTCAGCACGGTTAGTGATGCAACTCAACTCAATGAGTTATTCAAGTCAGCACGCATTCAGAAGTTTCGTGCTGAGCAGTCACAGCACTGGGACATCAGCGACCTACTTTATCATCAACTATATGTTGAAGCGGTGGCAGCGACCGATAACTGCGCAAAGAACATATATCCGTATAATTTCAATGCAGAATAGATATGGCAAAGAGTAAATGGAAGTTCCGTCAGGATGACCTTGATACTATCCTGACGGTCATCAATCAGGGTCTAATGAAGAAACCTTACCACGTAGAATATCACGATACCTACGAGGACGGTACGCCTGTATGGAATGGCGAGAAGTCCGTTCTTTGGAACTTGATGGAGCAAGCATACCCAGAGGAGCGTGCGCAAATGATGAGACGAATGATGTCTAAGATGGAGGAACTGGGAGGACTGCAAAAGGGTACACATCAGCAGAAACTCTTTGCGTACTTCGAGAGGTATTATTTCTCAGTAATTGATAAATTCTCATCTATGCTCTATAACGAAGATGGCAAGCTGTACGAGAAGATGAAGCTTGCCATGTTGCAGGGAACATATACTAACGACACCGACCCACTGGGCCAGTCGCTTGGTGATGGTAAGTCTCCAGAGGTAGCGTGGGTAAAGAAGCGTATTCAGTACTTGATGAGCAAGTACAGCTTCGGAGATTATGACGCAAAGACCGCTGAAGGTGCAATTACCGTCCGTACCTCCGCACAGGCTGACGCAACGACAAACTCAATCGTTTTGCGCTTAACACCTGCAATGAAGTTATATCCTACAATCGCATACGGTACCACGATTATGCGTGGTGCTCGTACTGATGCAGGAAAGCCTTGCGAGATAGTTGTAGACATTAACGGTACCAGTGATCAGCAGCTATCTGTCAAGTCAGCTGACTACCTGCTCGATATTGGAGATTGGTCTTCATACGTCATCAATGGTGCACTTTCTATTATAGGTAAGCGACTCAAGCGATTGAAACTCGGTGATGAGAACGAACAGAAGGTGAAGATACTCATAGCTTCGCTTACGCTCGGTAATACCACCTCGTTAGAGGAGATTGATGTGCAGAACATCTCTACTCTTGGAGGCTCACTCGATATGCGTGCTAACTACCGATTGCGTAAGTTCCTCGCTGGTGGCTCATCGCTAACCGAAGCACACTTCGCTGATGGTGGTGCGCTTGAAGAAGTCGACTATCCTGCTTCGACCTCATACGTCGAACTGAAAAACCTCGACAAACTCACGAATGAAAAGTGTAATACAGAAGCGTGTGCCCCTAACGTAATGAGTTACTTTGTCAGTGGTTGTGACAATCTCCAGCCTGTCAAGCAGCTCATCGATATCATGGATGCGCAGGTAGGACAAGTCCCTCACTCTCTGCGCTACGTTCGCTGTGTGGGCTTCAATGAGACCTTCACGGACGGAAGGACCTTTGATAAGCTTTCCCAGCTTGTTGATGGTACATATCAGGGTATCGATGCGGAAGGTCAGTATGGTAATGACCCTTACCCAGTTCTCGACGGCACAATCAACCTCACCACAGGTGCATATCGTGATACCTACGATGCGTTGATGACTCATTACCCAAAACTTAAATTGAACATCGCTAAGTGGTGGATTCGCTTCGAGGACCCAGAGGTGAAGCGCATCTGCGTGGAAAACTGGGATAAAGACGGTGATGGTGAGCTCTCTATGGAGGAAGCAGCTGCTGTTAGTTCCATCGGGACTATCTTCTACAATATAAAAACAGATAACCTATCAGACTTGAAGCATTTAAAATCCATCAAGTCCCTTCCGTCTGTACAGTCAGCACCTCGCTCATATTTCTACAATACGAAAAGAATAGATATACCTGAGAACGTTACATCGCTTGGTCGTTATGTGTTAGGTTTCAATTTAGCAACAGTTGTCGTTTTTCATGGAAAGACTCCTCCAAGTCACGACTGGACATTTTCTAACACAACAGGAACCTACGATACATGCACACCTAATGGG